GTTTAGTTGGATTGGGTGGGACGAGCTCCCCACTTGGAGTTCATTACGGCCTTACAACATGATGAAGTCGAGGCTACGTGGGAAAGCAAAACACAAAAGGATTCGTGCTTCAGGAAATCCTGGAGGCAGAAGCCACGGAGCCGTGAAGAGATATTTTGGGATCGACAAATATCCGCAGGGCGGTGTTCCGTTAAAAGATAAAGCGTCGGGAATGGTTCGATGTTTTATTCCTTCAAAAGTTTCCGATAACAAAATACTTCTTGATTCTGATCCAGACTATCCGAAGCGACTAATGGCGATGGGAGATCCTGAGTTGACTCGTGCATATCTCGACGGTGATTGGGATGTAAGTTTGGGAGCGTTTCTATCTTGTTCGCGTAACGATATCTTGGTAGATCCTTTTGACGTTCCTGAGAATTGGAACTTGTTTATCGCATTGGACTATGGTGAGTCCAATCCGACAGCAGGTGTTCTGGTCGCGGTAGATTCTGACGACGACCTTTGGGTGATCGACAGTTATTATTCGTCGGGGTCTGGTGCTGAACATGCAGACGGAATTAGAAAAATGATTGAGGGTTGTTCGTGGACGAGAGGCAACGGTTCGTTCGGACGGAATCCTCGAATGGTGTTAGCACCTGCGGATATGTGGACGAAGCGTAAGCCAGGAGAAGTTTCAATGGCTCGTTCTCCGTCGGATACATTTCGTGAGCGTGGTGTTCATTTAACAAAAGCAAATATGGATAGAGTGAATGGTTGGCGAAACATTGCGAACTTGATTTATAATAAAAGATTACGTTTCTTTCGTGGGAGCACTGAACCGATAGTTGACTCGTTGTTGAGTCTTCAGCGACATACAAGAAATCCTGAAGACGCTTCAAGCGGAGATGACCACGGTGCAGATGCTTTGAGATATTGTGTTAATCATTGCTACAAGCCTCGTTATGTAGACGACAGAAAAGAAAATGACGGTGGACGATTGATCGACCAGTTGTCAACCGATCTTATCGAAAGTAGATATGGATGAACAAATACGAAATCAGATGGTATAAGACCGAAGGTGAAATGTTGGATCGTCTTTACGCAGACCGACAGGAAGAGTGGCAGAAACTTTACGATGCTTACGAGTTGAAGTTTGACAAAAAGATTCGTGATCTTCGTGCAGAGGATGTTGTTAAGGTTTCAAGGTTTTATCCGATAGTTCGACAAGTGCTTGGAACGATTGCACACAACTATCCAGTGATGGCTTTCAATGTTGAGGATGAAGTCAACGAAGGAGCGTCAACAGTTTTGGAACGGGCTGCAAATGGATACATGAACATTACGAACCTCAAGTCACACATTCACCAAGCAATCTTCGATGCGTTATTTACTGGCGTGGGTTGGATACGTTTAGATTACAATCCACCTGGAGATGACATGATTGCACCTTATACTACCAACGATGATTTCGCAGAAGATTTGGTTGTCCCACAACGAGTAGCTCCAGGATTTGTTCACGTTGATCCAACAGGCTCACCACATAGACTTGGCGACAAGCGATACATACGAGAAAAGTTTTGGACTCCGATTAAATATTTGCAAGACGATCCAAGAATACAAAACAAAAAGAAAATCAAACCAACGCAGATGACGAGAGAAGATTCTGTTGGTTACGGTGAAGTGATGGGTGATCGTTACGACTCTTCAGAACAAGAGGCGATGCGTGAGGCGATTGACAACGGTGAATTTGTTTTGGTTGAACGTTGGCACAATAGAATGGAACGACGCGAGGTGATGTTTGTTCAAGGTGTTGATGAACCGATACTTGATGTTCCGCACCCATTTAGAAAAATGATATTTCCACAAGTGACGGACATGCTTGGTCAACCAGTGTTCGACATTGATCCGATTACGGGAGAGCCAACAGAGCCAACGCTTGATTTAGAAAATGGTGAGGAAGCGTCGGGATGGTTGGTCGAACAAGGATTTCCTTTTGCGTCAATCAAGTTTGATTTGTCGCAAGAATCATTTTATCCGTTGGGACATTTGCGATACATAGAAGATATTCAGAATGCGATTATTGAGCAGGTGTCTCGTATCAGTGATATGTTGAAACGCACTTCACGGATGACGGCTATCCGATCAAGTGAGTTAGAAAACAATCCTGAGATTGGTGAGATATTGCGAACGGGTCGAGACGGTGAGTTCATTGGTGTTGAAGATTTGTCTTCGATACGTGAGTTGAATTGGGGAAGTGTTCCTGGAGATGTTTATAATTATTTCCAGATGATGATGGGAATGGAGCAAGAGATCGCTGCATTATCGCCACAAAAACCAGGAGATTCCGAGACGGCAACCGAAGCGTCAATAGTTGCTGCAGCTTCTCAGATTAACGGAAACTGGATGGAAGCTGCTGTAAATGAGTTTTACGAAAACATTGTGAGGAATGCTTTTCAAATAATGGGCGACCCAAGATATACTCCAGAAAACTTTGTAGAGAACATTGCACCAGAGGGAGATCAACGAGTGGTTCGTGCTTTGACGACAAGTGACTTCTTATACAATTATCGAATTGAGACAAAGGTCGGATCAACACAACCACTCTATGCACAACTGGAACGTGACAGAACTATGGCGTTTGTTGGTTGGGCTTCTAATCGTCCTAACTACGATCAAATGGAAATCGACAAACTTGCTGCAGAGGCGAACGGAATACAAGATGTCGATAAGG